GAAAAATTGTAGATTCTCCCATCTTTCGAGATGTCTGATTTCGCTGAATTCAGAAAAATTACAACGAATTGTGCAGTTGATGTTCATGAACCCCGGAGCCCATCCTCGGGCCCTCGACTTGCGAGTAGCCGTTTTGAGAGCACGGATATTCGCTTAGAAGTTCCGGAATTAGTACCCATCAAGAGCAAGAAGTGGCGAGCCAAACCTGCCTTGCGCAGTGCGCCACTTCCTCGCACCACAAATGTTGATTGCAGTACTGACATGTCAGGCAACACTGACTTACTGCAGTCATCTATCGTTGAAAGCACCATCACTGATCATACTCGCGATGATTCCGATTGCAAGTCGGTGTCGCCTGTTCACGTCGCTGGTGGTGTTCTTGCAGGGCGGTCAGCATTGACCGTACCAGATCGACTTCGTAACCCGGACCTCACAGGTGAGTTTGTGCTGCGCCTTGACCATCACAAGGTCACGCGGTACAATGCTTTTGTGTGTCCGGACGGAAAAACCCGTGGCCCCCGTCTGTACCGTAGTTGTCAGATGGGCAAAGATAAGGCGGAGAAGCTCGCAACAGCCATCCCCGGTTCTGTGCTCTATGCATCAACCTCGCCTTATACCCACGAGCATCCCATCCTGGGATCGGGCCGTCTGACTCACCGCGCCGATGTTATGCAGAGGATCGTAATGCGATCCAGAGCATCGCGGCGCGCGGTTAAGATTGTCATGATCGGTGGTGATGTCTCGGCTGCCAACACTGACCTCAAAATCCTTTGGTCGCATGCGTGCAAGTTTGGACGTCTGGGAGGTCGCTCCTATGCCGACGTGCTCGATTCGCAACACTTGTCTATTGTAGCGCAATCAGAGCTGACTGGTCTGTGGCGCGATATCCTGCGTTTCTACAACGCGGCAGGTACGGTTTGCCCCGAGGTTTTTATCGACGTCGTTAATCCCGGTTATTCTGCTTGTGACTCACATCACGAATCAACCCAACCCCTTCCGGGCGTTAGTCACTATCGTTGCACTCTCGAAGAGTACCTCAAAGATCCTTCTGCGCGGCTTGACAGATATTGTTTGTGGTTCGTCGCCTCGCACTCGATCTATTACCTCGACCCCCGTGACATCGCCCTCGCCACCGCACTCGGCGCCCGGTCTGGCGGTGGTTTTTATGCTATTTATCATCCTTTCGAGACGCACTTGCACGAGTTGGATAGAGACTTGATAGCCGTTGACGGCGAGCTCAAGTACAAAGTGTGCGTCATCGAAAATGATCACGTCGATAACGAGTATCGCGTGATATGTGACGTGACTGGAGATGTCCATGAGCACTCAGCATGCGAGTGGCTCAACGTCCCATTCCTCCCTCTCGACAATTGTCACCTCACGCACAGCTGTATCCTTGACGTCAAGCTGTGGGCTATGCGTACCATCGAGTTCGGCGTAATGCCTACTGACTTGCCAGACAGTGGGCTTATGACGTGTCTCCCCTATCCTGGGGTCACTATCATCGACTACGTCCCGAGCGTTGCCCGCCGGCTTATCGACAACTTGCCCGCCTCTATCGTTTCTTGGTGGTCCAAACCCCGACACCCACAGCGCGTGTATGTTCCCACCAGCATCATTACTTCGACAGCATCTTACATTGCCACCGCCGGGCAGCAACAGATGACTGTTCTAATCAACAAGTGCAACATGGCTGATTTGACGCCGTACCAGACAGCGGCGGTGGCCGCCCATCAGACGCAGGCCGCCAATGAGTTCTGGCGGAAACAACTGCAAGAGCGGCATGTTGCTGTGGAAACGATGGCCTTGCGAGCCAACATGATGAACCTCGACCGCCCCGATATTCAAGCTGAGCGCCACTACGTGCCTCCTCGTGGTTGGTCCAAGCTCGCAATCACGGCTTTCATTGCCCTTGCTGTTTTCGTGCTTTACCTTTTCCTTACACGCCCGCTAACCGCTGTCATTATTTGCGCCCTCGCGTACACTGCCCAGTATTACTGGGCTGACATCAGCATGAACTGGAAAATCGCCGGGCTGGGTTGCACCGTCTTTGCCTTTACGTGGGAAGTGTGTAACTTACTGTTCGCTCCCGCGATCAAGCGCCCAACTCCCAGGCCTAGCAATATCAGCTGGAGCACGTGCTTACTGCTCATCGCGTTCGTGGCGGCATGCGCCGCCCTCATCACACTTATCGTCCGCGCGCTAAGAACAACTGAGTTGCATTGGCCCAGTGGTCGAACTGGCTTCGCGCGATTGTTCCCAACTTTTTCGCGTCCTTCTGAACCTTGGCCACAGCCCCACTATAACACGCGTGTCTCTGGTTTCCCTGCCGAGCTGCCTGTGTTACCATGCGGACCCTTCTCCACTTACGCTCACAAATTCCCGCCCAAAGAAAAGGTTGGGGCGGGTGCCGGCAATCTTATCGTCCAGTGCCACGGGCATGTCCCTGACAAACCGGGCGCAGGCGGTGGTGTGCAGTACGGCCCCATCTTCCGTGATTTCGTTTATGCATCACCTTTGCGCAACCAAGAGATGGTTGTTAATTCCGTCGCGCAACGTCTTAATTTGCCTGCACGGCCCGCGCCCGGATTCCGCAACCTCGATTGCCCCAAATTTAAGCGTTGGTTGCTTGGTATCGTCCCGTACGTTTCGCAACAAGCTTGGTATGATAATCAAAAGCCAAACGTACGCCTTGAGTTCGACCGCTGGCTACGTGAGGGCTCGTCCGCCTCGGCCCTCGACATGGTTGAACAGAAGCGCGGTGTCGATCGCGCTGGCCTTCTCAAGAATGAGAAGATGCTCGCCTTTTGTGAGGGTGAGTATGTACCGCAGAACATCCGACTCGTGATGGCCGTCCGTGAGATCTCGATGATGTTTCCGCTTGGCCCGTACATTTATGGCGTACAGAATGCCATCAAGGCTAAGCTCTGCGAAGAAATCATGCATGGCAGCGTCTTTTTGATGCCGTTCATTCCGTGCTGTGGCCTCAACTTCGCTGAGGTGGGTTCGATTGCTGCCCAGATTTTGTCATCCCATGATGATATTACGATTTTCACGACTGACAAGTCAGGGTTTGATCAATCCATCACCCAGGAGGCCTGCGATTTCGAGTTGCGCCTATACGATCTGATCCGTCCGCTATCGGATTCTGAACGCGCGTGCCTGATCGCGCAGAGCGCGACCCGACGCATGACATTCGGCAACCATCGAGTCACTGTGAGCAATATGCAGGGCTACCGCAATTCCGGCGATTACAATACCAGCCTCGGTAATACACTGCTAAATGGGTCCACGATCGAGCATACGTTCACGGCGCTCGGGTATTCTGGCACTGCCCTTGTTGTTAGTGATGATGCTGTTCTTTTCGTGTATGACCTTGGTGA